GAATAGCTCAGGTTCTTTATATGCAGATGGAACTTTACAAAATGGAACATCAGATAATTTAAGATGGCAAATTGTTTCACCAAATGTAAATAACGGAACATTTACTTTACTTATTCGTCAAGGAAATGATTCAACAAACTCTCCATCTATTTTAGAAACATGGTCAAATCTTTCACTAGATCCATTTTCTTCAAATTATATTGAAAGAGTAATTGGAAATCAAGTTGAATCTGTTCAACAAGATAATGGAGAATATTACGTTCAATTAAGTGGTGAATATAGAAACCAATCTAGATATGTTCGTGTTAAACAAGTAAATTTAACTACCCCAAATTATTTTGATAACACAGGAAATCCAAAATCACAATTTACAGGTTCGTTACCTACATCATCTTTAGGTGTATTTGATGGAGCTCAAGGAAAAAATTTACCAACTGGAGTAGCAGGCGCATATTACGAAAATATTTTAAATACAAATATTCAAGGTCTCTCAGCTGCTGCTTATGTAGAATCTATTTCTTTACTAGCAAATAGAGATGCTTACAAATATAATTTAATTACAGCACCTGGTTTAATTGCAGACGGAACTAATTATCCTGCCCATATTTCTGTTACAACACAACTATTAAATGTAGTACAAGGTAGAGGAGATTCAATGACTATATTAGATTTAGTAGGATATAATTCTCCAATCATTCCAGTAACAACAAATGCTTTAACATATGACACTTCATATGCTGCTGCTTATTGGCCTTGGGTTCAAACAATTGACCCAGACTCAGGACGCCAAGTTTGGGTACCTGCCTCAACTATGATTCCTGGAGTATATGCATTTAATGACAATGCATCAGAACCTTGGTTTGCTCCTGCTGGAATTAATCGTGGAGTAATGTCTACCGTTATTAGAGCAGAACGTAACTTGACTCAAGGAAATAGAGATTTACTTTACGAAAGTAATGTCAATTCAATTGCAACATTTCCTAACGTAGGTGTTGTAGTATTTGGACAAAAAACATTACAAAAGAAAAAAAGTGCACTTGATCGTGTTAATGTAAGACGTTTACTTATTGAATTGAAAAACTATATTTCACAAGTAGCAGATACGTTAGTATTCGAACAAAACACCGTAACAACAAGAAATAATTTCTTATCCCAAGTTAATCCATATTTAGCATCCGTTCAACAAAGACAAGGTTTAACAGCATTTAAAGTAGTAATGGATGAGTCAAATAATACTCCAACTACAATAGATAATAATCAATTAATAGGCCAAATCTATTTACAACCTACTAGAACCGTAGAATTTATTATATTAGACTTTAATATCTTACCTACTGGTGCAACATTCCCAGCTTAATCTGGATTTTAAAAAGAAATTTAATATTTATAATAAAAAAATAAAATGGCAAAATTTACAGTTTCCCCTGGAGTAGCAATTAGTGAAATAGATAACACGTTTTTAACCGGCCAACCTGTACAAGCAGGTGCAGCTATTATAGGCCCAACAGTAAAAGGTCCTGTAGAAACACCAACATTAGTAACTTCATATTCTGATTTTAATTCAATATTTGGAGATACTTTTATTAGTGGAGGGAATTCATATTCTTATTTAACTTCAATTGCCGCTTACAATTATTTTAATTACGGAGGTACTTCATTGTTGGTAGCTCGTGTTGCATCTGGATCTTATACAACAGCAACAAGTACTACTGTATCTAATGGTTTAACCCAAACCCCAGGAGCGGTAGCTTCAGCTTCATTTAATGCTTCTTTATCTATTACCGGATCTGCAACAGGGTCTTGGATAGGTATAAGAATAGAAATCCCTGGAGTAAATGATTATTATGTTGTTCCTAACAATTATTCTCAAAATTTCTTCAATAATCTTGCAGATACATATTATTCTTCTAGTGGTGCCACTACTAACGATAATACAGATAACTACATGGCTGTTATTGTATCTACAATTAATAACCCAACAACTGATTTTCCTGGTGTAGGATTAACAGCTTCATATAACTCAGGAACAGATGTATTTACTTTATCCGCAATTAATGCTGGGGATTCTTTAAATGGTGTAAAGATTTATAAAGATACTTTTTCTGGTGGTATAGGTACATTAGTTGCTACATTAGCTGGTGGTACTGCAAACGTATCAGCAAATTCTCTTACTTTAAAAACAATTTCTGAAGGGATTATCATGAACAATTCAGGATCTGAAACATCAGGTGCTTTAGTTTCAGGTTCAGCAGATAATGTAAGATGGGAAATTACCAACTCAAATACAGGATCAGGTACATTTAACGTATTAGTTAGAAGAGGAAACGATAACAATGTAAATAAAGTTGTTCTTGAATCATTTAATGGAGTTAATTTAGATCCTAACTCACCAAGATTTATTAGCAAAGTAATAGGTGACCAAACACTTGCTTACAATTCTACTACAAATCAAATGGAATTGTCAGGTACATATCCAAACAATTCAAGATATATTCGTGTTGGAACTCTTAATTATTTAACACCAAACTATCTTGATGGAAACGGCCAACCAGTATCAGCTTACACTGCATCTATTCCATTAAATGGAAGTGGTTCATTTGGTGGTGCTACAGGAACATTAAACTCAACAGTTAATTTATATGATGCTATTTCAACAAACACACAAGGTTTAGCAGGTAGTGATTATAATGATATGATTGCATTGCTTGGAAATCAAGATGCATATCAATTCAATGTATTATTTACTCCTGGGTTATTAGATGATACTCATACAGCTCAAGTTACTAATATCATTACAAATACAACTTCAAGAGGAGATAATTTATATGTAGTGGATTTAGTTAGCTACAATAGCACAGTAGTAGATGCAACTACACAAGCACAATCAAGAGATACTTCATATGCCGCAGCATATTGGCCTTGGGTTCGTATTATTGATCCAGCAACAGGAAAACATGTATGGGTTCCAGCCTCAACTGTAATACCAGGTGTATATGCATTTAACGATAAAGTAGCTGCTCCTTGGTTTGCCCCAGCAGGTATTAACAGAGGTGGATTGAATACAGTATTACAAGCACAATATAAATTGTCTCAAGCAAATAAAGATACATTATACGATAACAATGTTAACCCATTAGCTACATTGCCTAAACAAGGTGTAGTAGTATTTGGACAAAAAACACTACAAAAAGAAGCATCTGCTTTAGATAGAGTAAATGTTAGACGTTTAATGATAGAGTTAAAAAGCTATATCCGTCAAATTGCAGATACTATTGTATTTGAACAAAATACTAATGCTACTAGAAATTCATTTATTGCTCAAGTTACTCCATATTTACAAATCATCCAACAAAAACAAGGTTTGTATGCGTTTAAAGTAGTAATGGATGATTCAAATAATGGACCAGCAGTAATAGATCAAAATCAATTAATTGGACAGATTTATGTTCAACCAACACGTACAGCTGAATTTATTTCTCTAGATTTTATCTTATTACCAACTGGAGCAGAGTTCCCAGCATAAGAACTTAAAGACGGAATATTTATAATAAAACAAAATTAAAATAAAACAAAATGGCAATTTTAAATCCGAACGAAATTTTCTACACAGCGTTTGAACCTAGACTAACAAACCGCTTTATACTTTATATGGATGGTATCCCATCATATTTGGTAAAAGGAATGTCTGCAATTTCATTATCTCAAACAGCAGTTGCCCTTAACCATATTAACGTTCAACGTTATGTAAAAGGAAAAACCATTTGGAATACAGTTACTTTTACACTATTTGAAGCAATTACTCCTGCAGGTTCACAAACCGTAATGGAATGGGTTCGTTTAGGACACGAATCAGTAACAGGTAGAGATGGTTATTCTGATTTCTATAAAAAAGATATTACATTTAACGGTTTAGGCCCAGTAGGTGATATCGTTAATGAATGGGTAATTAAAGGAGCCGTTATTACAAGTGTTAATTTTGGAGACTATAACTGGGATGATGATGGTAATGCAGTTAATATTACTGTTGAAGTACAACCAGATTATTGTATCTTGAACTACTAATTTAAAATTAGTACATACCGTATATGAGCTCCAATTTATTGGAGCTTTTTTACTTTTCCTTGGAATACTGAATTTTTGTTATCATATTTATAATCATGAAACTAATTAATGTTATATTATTTGTTTTTATAGCTTATTTTGGTTATAGCCAATGCAATGGAACCCAATCTTTTACATTAACACCACCTCCAGTAGCAGGAACATATTCCCCAGGACAAGTAGTAACAATGTGTTATACAATGAATGGATATACACAAGCTGGAACTAATTGGGTAGAAGGATTTGATTTAACTTTAGGACCTGGTTGGGCTTCTGCTACACCTCAAAGTGCACCTGCAAATTGTGGAGGTAATGCTACTGGAGGACAATGGATATGGATGAATTCAGTTACTTCAACAACAACCCCTATTACAACTGTAGGACCTGGATATTTCTTTGATCTTGGAGTAGATGGAAACCCAGGAAATGATTTTGGAGACGCTGGATCATGTGTTTGGACATTTTGTGTTACTTTAACTGTTGCAAATGTTTGTACTCCCCAAAATTTACTTTTACAAGTAACCGCAGGATCAGACGGAGTGTGGGGTAGTTATGCAAGTAGCACATGCGATGCAGTTACACCATTTACAGTATTTAACGGAACAATAAACATAACCCCTATTGCATTAGGACCTATTAATCACAATTAAAATCAAAACTATGAAAAAACTATTTATCTTTTTATTTTTAACATTTGCTGGAATTTCTTTTTCCCAATTAGTAACAACTAACCCTGATACTGTTTGTTACCAAACAACAGCATTATCAACATATCAAATCCCTTCTGTTGGAACAGGAACTTATACTTGGACAATACCTGCATGTGCTACTTTAATTTCAGGTCAAGGTACTAACTCAATCCAAGTAAACTGGTCAGCTTGCCCTCCAGGATTAATTAATAATGCAATTTCAGTTTCATACACTAGCCCTTCAGGTTGTCCTGCTACACCAGTAACACTAAATGTATTAATATATCAAGTAATTCCTACAATAACACCAATTGGACCATTTTGTGCTGGAGATCCATGTGTAACATTAGCAGCAACCCCAACAGGCGGTACATGGTCAGGTACCGGAGTAACAGGTAATCAATTTTGTCCTGGAGTGAGTAACTCATTAATTACTTATACTTACACAAATAGTGGATGCACATTTACAGCACAAACAGGTGCACAAGTTAACCCAGTTCCAGTATTATCTCCAATCCAACACAATTAATGAGATATTTAATATTCATATTATTTCCATTTCTTTGTTTATCTCAACAAAATGTAGAGATATGTAATGATTTTAAAACATTTACATATTCAACTTCGGCTACCGAAAACGGAAATGTAGAATGGGAAGTAAATGGATTATATTACTATGGAAATGAAATTACTTTAACGTGGGATGAAGCGGGAGTATACGAAATCACCGCAATTGCTACATCCAACAATTGCCCTAGTTTACCCCAAACATATACAGTAACAGTTATTGAATGTGATCCTTTAATTTATTGGGTACCTAATTGTTTTACCCCAGATGGAAATGAATTTAATCAATTATGGGGGCCTACATTTACAAGTGGATATTCAATTGATCATTTTGAATTACTTATTTTAAATAGATGGGGAAATTTGATTTGGCAATCGCACGATCCTGCAGCTAGGTGGGATGGAACATATAGAGGAAAAAAAGTACTAGATGGTGTTTATACTTGGATAGTAAAATTCGATCTACTTAACACAGATGAACGAAGAATAGATCACGGACATGTAACAATAATTAGATAGTACAATATTTATAACATATGAAATTAACTGCTTTACGTACTTTAGTAAAAGAAGAACTTAAAAGAACTTTAAGTGAAGAATACCAAGATAAATTTAAAATGGTGGGAACCTTAGTTACCAATATTGAATCACGCCCACAAAAAGAAATTTATTCAGATATCCGTTCAATCACTGGTATCTCAGTTATTTCATCAAAAGAACCACTTGAATATAGTGAACAAGATACAACTAAATTTCAATCAATATTAACTGTAAAAGTAGATGGTTACCCATTTATTACAAAAGGTGGATTTAGTAGAGATAAAATGGCAGAAATAGCCGCTCAAGTCAGAAAAGTACCAGGAGTTATATCTTTTAATTTTAATCCTGATAATGTTTCTGCTCTTTAATATATGTATATAAGACAAATAAAGTTATAATAAATAAAAATTATGGAAGAATCAAAATTTAAACTGCCTACCGCAGAAATCGAGTTACCATCTAAAGGTATACTTTATCCTAAAGAAACAGAATTAGCTAAAGGAAAAATTGAAATGAAATATATGACAGCTAAGGAAGAAGATATCCTTACAAACCAATCATATATTAAAAACGGTACAGTTTTAGATAAACTTTTAAAATCATTAATTGCCTCTCCAATCAATTACGATGATCTATTAATTGGAGATAAAAATGCAATCATGGTTGCTGCTCGTGTTTTAGGATACGGTTCAGATTACACATTTGAATATAATGGTGAATCCCACACAGTTGATTTATCTAAAGTAGAAAATAAAGAACTAAACGAGGTAGTATCTAAAGCTACTACAAACGAGTTTACATTTACACTTCCAAAATCAAAAAACACAGTTACATTTAAGCTATTAACCCACAAAGACGAATATCAAATTAATCGTGAGTTAGAGGGACTTAAAAAAATAAACAAAGATTCATCCCCAGAACTTTCTACTCGTTTAAAATATATAATCACTTCTGTGGAGGGAAGTCGCGAAACTAAAGATATTCGAGAGTTTGTCGACAATTATCTTCTCGCCCAAGATTCTAGGGCTCTAAGAGAATATATTAGAGAGATTCAACCAGATGTTGATCTAACTTTTTTTCCCGACGGGAGTTCAAATAGAGTCAATATCCCAGTTGGGATTAGCTTTTTTTGGCCTGACATT